TTCTCTGAATTTAATCCATTCTTTTAAAAGAATTTTACATTTCTCCAAGAAAAAGGCATTCACTATATAACCTTCTTTTTCTTTAACTCCTTCAAAGTATCCCTCTTCTAGTCTTAATTGCTCCAACTTTAAATTTTGAATTGCTGAAATTCTACAAGCACTGTCTAAAAATAATTCCCATAAAATTCGATCTTGAATATCATACTTTTTATTTTGAAATTTCATAAAAAGCCTAACAGTAAGAATTTGTTCAGTATTTAAAAAATAGTTCTTTCTAATCTTATCTTTTTCTGTAAATTTCAATCGATCTAATTTTTTATCAAAGGGGTGAAACTTGCATTTATTTCTTCTTACACACCATAAATAAAAGCTACTAACTGATGTTATTTTATTCATTAGCGTCCTTTTACTGTTACCTAAACTTCTACAATAATTTCTATACTCTTCCATGATTTGTGGCATTTCTATCAGTGTATCTTTACTCAATAAATATCTATTTTTGTGATTTTCTTGAAACCATATAAGGAATAACTTGAAATTACTAATATAAGTAGAATAAGTTGTTCCCCATGTTTCATAGTTGCTACTCTTGCAACTATTTAAATACTGCTTATAAATCTGCACATTTTCCTTTTTTAATTTTTCCCATCCTTTTAGTTCCATACTTTGTACCTCCTTAAAATTTGTTAGATACATTATATAAAACTGAATAGATTGGAAAATCTCGACAGAAATCTTTTATACAAAATAGACAGATGGAGCCCAAAAGATGAAGATGAATTAGTAAAAACTGGTATTTTTCAAATTAAAGGAGTTACATCTAAATTAAAACGAGGTTTTTGTGGCTCTCAATGCTTCGTATTAGTATTTAACACTTCTACAGAAACTGATGACTGGATAACTCAAATTGCTTTTTCTTACTACAATACTTTTTCTATAGCTATTAGAACAAGAAATGGAGATACAAAACAATGGACAACTTGGAGATATTTAAGTGCTAATTAAACATAAAATACTGTATAGGCAACTTTTACAGTATTTGCTCTATTTGCGTCTACACAGTCTTTTACAAAGCTAAAACCTGTATTATTAAATCCAGTTAAGTATGCATTTTCTAAAGTAGTTGCAGTTCCAGTCTTATATACATTTATAGCAACTCCTAAAACTTGTTTATATGATTTTGGAAATGTAAAACTATAAGCTCCAACATTTGTGTAATTTCCAGTAATTCCGTTATCAATTTTTATTAGATTTTCCATTCTTGTTGGAAAATCTAAACACATCTAAAGAAGACAAAAGTAAAATAACTTTTATTGCCATAAGTAACCAAAATCTAAACGATATAACAGCACCAGGATTCTATGTTTCTGATAGTTGGGATAATAATTTTAGCAATTTGCCGTCTGAAATAGACAAGCCATCATCAAAAGCATTTTATCTAGTTGTATTTTCTGTTGGTGGTGGTACTTATTGCCAACAAGTGCTTTATAGTTTTAAAGGTTTAATCTACTATAGAGCTGTTGGTGGTTTTGGAAACAACTTTACCCCTTGGAGAAAAATTAATTTAATTTAACCCATGCAGTACAAGATGAGACAACGTGGACTGCATGGATTAAACTTTAACTTAATCTAAATTAAACTAGAATATTGCTCTAAGAAGTATAAATTTCCACCATTGTTTATAACTTTTAAAGTCTTGTTTGTCGCATTATATCTAATTTCTATTCCATTAAATCTCAAAATATCATTGTTTGATTGAAATATATTTCTAAATAAAAAACACATTCTTTCTTTTCCAGTTTGAACAGCTGTTCCAACACCTATTCCAAAAAAATACCAATTTTCATTTATAGGAATAGATGTAGTTCCATCAGGAATCAATGACCCACCATTATAAAAAAGTAAGATTGTTTTTCTTGTTAGATTTTCCAATCTCTCAAGAATTGAATGACTGTCCATAGCTATATAATTATTAATATTTGCTGAAATATCTGAATTATTATTCTTGCATAAATATAATTTCTTTGTATTCTTATCAAAGTAGGTCTTTCCAACCTCTTTTAATCCTGGTTCATTTAATATTCCCCCATAATCCTTCCCCATCATCTGAGTAAACTTATTCCCTTCTAGCACTGTTCCTTCTTCAGCTCCATACTTAACGATTCCATACTGCTCAGCTGAAGCATAGTCTGTTTTATTTACTTTTTTATTCATTCCTTCATTAAATTCTTGAAGTGACACATAACTATGTAAATCAATTTTGGCATCAACTTTTGAACCACTTGTTATATTGAAATAAATTACTATTATAAAAGAATGTGGGCTATCTTTCATTAATGGAATATAATCATATTTATCTCCAGCATTAGCATAAGCATAAAGAATTTCTTCACCTTCATTTCCTTGTGCATAAAGTCCAATTTCTCTGAAGATTTTATCTTCTCTTAGCTCAGCATTAGAAAATTGAAGTTCTATAGCTACTATATTTTTTTCATCTCCCTGTATCTTACAACTAGTTACATTAGCTGTCCCCCATACTTCTTTTACATCTGTTAAGAATCTAATCTCATCATTTGAAGTTATTGAACCACTTCCTAACTTTGCTTTTGTAAAAGTTAGAGTTTCGGATAAATTTCCATTTATCTTAGCTTGAAGTTGTTCACCTTTTTTTGTTAGCTTTAAGCCTTCAAAATAACTCATTATTTAATTCCCCCTATCTCGATTATTTTAGTAAATCCTATCCCTTGAGCAGTATTTAACTTTGAATTTATTCTCATTGTTTGATCTAGTTTAAAATCAGCTTTTATTTCTATTTTTTTTATATTCTCAACTACTGATGAATAATATTTATTGCTTTTATTATTGATAATTTCAAGCTCCCAATACATCCTTGCTCCAACTTCACAAACTTTATTTAAGTCAGGCATTTTATTAATAACTTTTAAATCATCAATCATATTTACCTTAAATAGTTGACTAGCTACTTCTTGCAATGGTCTTGTTTTTAATTTAGTAACTTCTTTATTAGTAAGTTCCCTAGTAAGTGAAAGTAAAAATTCTGTATTAGGTAATCCATCAAGTGCCATTTTTTTTATAATTAATGCTTGTCTATAAGTCTCATCATCTCGACCACTTCTCTTTTCATCATATCTTTCACCCATAAAATCTAAGAATATCCCTGAACATTTTAATAAAGATGTTTGATTTTTTAAATTTTCTATTAAACTGTCTATATACTCAATAACAGGCTTCAAGGTCTTATAAAATTTAATTGTATTTTCCTTTTGAAAATGTAAAGGTAAACCCTTTATAACCTCATCTATCATGATATTCTCCCAGCACTCTTCGGTATTTCATTAAAGTTTAATTGAATTGAATTACTCCAAATAAGAGTACTTTTTTTTCTAAACTTTAAGTCAAAATCTGTATATTTATAGTTTTTATTATAAAGATACTCATATAAGAATGTTCCATTTGATAGTAAAGCCCCTATTCCAGCTTCATTAATATACTCATCAATTAAATTTTTGATTTTCAATTCATCAGCACTTTTTATATCCAATTTATATTCAATTTCTGTTTGAGTTGGTCTGTCAAATCTTATAACTTCATAATGATTTGGTACAGATGTTGGAACATTTACCTCAACATTTCCTTTAGTATCTGGAGTATGAATGTGCATATAAATAGCATGTGCTATTTCTTCTTTTATTCCTCCATCTACTACTATCCAAATGCTTTTTGGAGAAAGTCCAAAGCTGTCTATATTCATTGTATTGTTTCTTATCCCATTAGCACTTTTTACTCCTGGTAATTTTCTTATAGCATTTAAAATAGGTAATAAACTCCATTCACCTTTGCTATTACCAGCTAAATATCTTTTTAAATACTCATAATCAGTTTCAGAAGAAAGCCCACCTTCTCCAATTTCAACATTTTGTACATCAACTATTGATGCTGGGGCTTTTATAACTTTTTCAATTTTATTAATTTGGATATTTCCTTCCTCTCCCTCGAATAGACTTTGAAATAGTATTGTTTTAGTCTTTGAAGAGTCTACTTCAAATCTTTCTATATTTTCATACTTCATACCATTTTCTGCTTGAACAATAATGTCTCCTTGTATTACATCAACAAAGCCTGTTGCTGTAACTTTACAATGTAT